TGCACCTTCAAGAAGGATGCTAAACTGGCGCTGACCGCTGGCCTTCCCATGACTGGCGGCGAATCCGACACCGTGACGGCGGCACATCATCAGGCGTTCATTGACCTGATTGAAGCTTATTCCTTCAACGCCATTGGTGTTGTTTCTGATGAGCGCGAAGCGGGCGCAACCAAGGTGAATGACCTGTACGCCAATTTTGCTAAGCGTATGCGTGACGAAATGGGCGTGAAGTTTCAGGCCGTTGTGTTCCGCAATGCTGCTGACCATGAAGGCGTTGTCAACGTTGAAAACCTTGTCACCGACGAGGGCGAAAACGCTGCTTCCCTTGTGTATTGGGTGACTGGCATTGTGGCTGGCACGGCTATCAATGCTTCTGCCCTGAATACTGTGTATGACGGTGAATTCACTATTGATGTGAAGTACACTCAGGCACAGCTTGAAGGCTGCATTGACGCTGGCAAGTTCACCCTGCACCGTGTCGGCGCTGATATTCGCGTTCTGTGTGACGTGAACAGCCTTGTCAACACCAACGCCAACAAGAATGATCTGTTCAAGGAAAATCAGACCATCCGTGTCATTGACTGTATCGCCAATGATATTGCGGAACTGTTCAATACCAAGTATCTGGGCAGGATTCCCAACAATGCGGCTGGCCGTGTTTCCCTGTGGACTGACATTGTGAAGCACCATCAGGAGCTTGCCCGTATCGGCGCTATCGAAAACTTTGACGAAAACGCCGTTGTGGTTGAGCAGGGTGACACCAAGCGTTCCGTTGTGGTACAGGATGCCATTACCGTTGTGAACGCTATGGCACAGCTTTATATGACCTGTGTGGTCGGCTAAGAAAGGATGTGAATTCAAATGCTGAACAACATCATCATGAAAGGCAAGGATGCCGTTTCTGCGAAGTTGGCCGAATGCTTTGTCACCATTGAGGGCAATCGCTACAACATGATGCAGATGATCAACTTTGAAGCGAAGTTTGAGAAGAACAAGATGAATGTGCCGATTCTGGGCAAGACGGGCGAGGGTAACAAGTCCGCTGGTTGGAAGGGCACTTTCTCTGGTACTGCGCATTACAACCAGTCCATCTTCCGTGAACTGATGCTGCGTTACAAGAACACGGGCGAGGACGTGTATTTTGAAATTCAGGTCACGAATGAAGATCCCACTTCCGCTGCTGGCCGTCAGACCGTGGTTTTCATTGACTGCAACATCAACGGCGGCATTCTTGCCAAGTTTGATGCTGACGGTGAATATCTGGATGAAGATATTGACGGCACTTTCGAGGATTTCACCATGCCCGAAACCTTCACGCTGCTGGACGGCATGAAGTAATTTCACCCCTTCAACACCCCCTGAACCTATCAGGGGGTGTTTTCAATTCAGTTCAATTTGAAAGGTAGGTTTTTTGAAATGTCCAATCTGTCTGTTTTCCTGAAGAAGAACAAGAAGGAACGCGCCAACGCTTTCTATGCTGCTTCCAAATCCTTTGTGGATGCAGAAGGCAACCCGGTTCTGTGGGAAATCAAGCCCCTGACTACTGTGGAGGATGAACGCATTCGTGAGGAATGCACCAAGGAAGTTCCCGTTGCTGGCCGCAAGGGTCTTTTCCGGCAGAAGATTGACACCAACGCCTATATGGTCAAGCAGATGGTTGCGGCTATCGTTTTCCCCAACCTGTTTGACGCTGCGCTTCAGGATTCCTACGGCGTGAAAACCCCGGAAGCGCTGCTGAAGGAAATGGTGGATAACCCGTCCGAGTTTATCGACCTTTCCAACTTCATCCGCGAACAGTCCGGCTTTGATAAGGAAATGGATTCCGAGGTTGAAGAAGCAAAAAACTGATAAATGAAGGGGATGCTGAAGCGAACTATGCGTATTATGCGCTTCACAAGCTGCACATTCTCCCTTCACAGTTTGTCAGTATGGATACACAGGAAAAAGCGTTTGTGATCGCCTGTATTGATCTGCGGATTGAAGCAGACGAAAAGGAACGCAAAAAGATTAAATCCTTGAGGAAAGGGGGTTAAGCAATGGCAACCATCAGCAGCACGGTTTCTTTGGTAGATAACATTTCGTCCAAACTGACCACAATCAAAGGCAATTTGGATGAAGTGGTTTCGGCCTTTGAATCCATGCAAGGCAGTTTCGACACAAGCCAATCCAAAGCAAACGGTTTTTCATGGGACACTTTTATAAAGAACTGTGAAACGGCGGGTCAGAAGATTGCTGATGTTGGAACAAAGATGACGCTTGCCCTGACTACACCCCTTGTTCTTCTTGGAAAAAGTATGTACGGGGCAGCAACGGACTATGAAAGCGCCTTTGCTGGTGTACGAAAAACCACGGAAGCAACTGAAGAAGAATACCAAGCCTTGTATGACGGTATGCTTCAGCTTTCCGAAACGGAAACTTCTGTGGGGTTCGTTGATCTGGCCGGGATTATGGAAATGGCGGGTCAGTTGGGTGTTGCTGAAGAAGAACTTCTTGGCTTCACCAAGACATACGCCGATTTGCAGGAATCCACCAACATTCAGGGCGGTGAAGGCGCGGCTGATTTGCAGCGCTTTTTGAACCTGACTGAACAAAGTACACAGAACGTTGCCCGTGTGGGCGGCGTTATCGTTGAATTGGGTAACAATTTCGCCACGACTGAAAGTGAAATTCTTGCTATGGCAACCCGTATGGCTTCCACGGGTGATCTTGCCGGATTCACTTCAACGGAAATCCTTGCCCTTTCTGCTGCACTTTCCAGCGCTGGTATCAATGCTGAAGCTGGCGGTTCTGCCGCTGGTAAGCTGATGAAATCCATGCAGCTTGCGGCTGAATTGGGCGCTGATGCCTATGACCTTCTTGGCGGCACATATGGAAACGCAGTTGATTTTTCCTATTTCATCAGCAGCAAAGAAAACCTTCTGGGCGTTGCACAGGAATTAGGCGTAACTACGGATTATGTTGAACAGCTTGGTCAATCTTGGCTGGACATGGAGAAATTTGCCCAAGTTTCGGGCAAAACCGCTGACCAGTTCAGAACGGATTGGGCTGATAATCCGGCGCAGGGTATGCTTGATTTCTTTGTTGGCCTTGGAAATCTGGACGCAAGCGGACAGCAAAGCGCTCTTTCCATGCTGAATGAAATGGGTATTACTGAAATTCGCCTTTCCAATTTGGTTGCTGCTATGTCTGGTAATAGTGATCTGTACAGCCAAGCCCTGCAAATGGCCTATGATGCTTATATGCAGGATGTTGACGTGAACGCCCTTGCTGTTGAAGCTGGAAAGCGTTACAGCACACAGGAAAGTCAGAACGCTATGCTTGGAAACAAGCTGCAAAATACAATGGCTGATTTCGGTGACAATCTTGTGACCGCCCTTCAGCCTGCCCTTGACTGTGTGAATGGTCTGCTGGAATCCTTCAATGCTTTAAGCGAAACCGACCAAACCAAGGTTCTTGAAGTACTTGGTGCGCTTGCGCTGACAGGCCCACTTCTGACGGGTGTTGGTAAAACGGTTGAAGCTGTCGGAAAGATTTCCGGGGGCATTCAAAATATCATCACCAATGCACCCACATGGGGTGCTTCCCTTCAGGCTTTCTTCAGCAGTCCCACTTTTTGGGGCGTTGCGGCTGGCGCTGGTATTCTGTTGCTTATCAGCTACCTTGACCAAATCCCTTCCAAGCTGGAAGGAATCATTACTTCTGCCGCTGGTATCGAAATTTCTTTCGATGAAGAAAGCGTAAGCAAAGCCCTTTCCCAAATTGAACAAATTCAAAGCGCCCTTGACATTTTGAACGGCAATGAAGCCACGGAAGATGCAAGGTTGACAAGCGAATCTGTGAAAATGGGTTGGGGTACAACCAAAATGTATAATACTGGCCTTGCCTATGAAAGCGCTTTGGCAAGTGCGAACATTGAACAGATTAACAATGATTATGCCGCAAGAATCCTTGAATTGCAGGATAAAATCAAGCATTCGCAGGACGGCGCACAGAACGCCCTTTGGTTTGAAGAAATCAAGGGTCTTGAAACCGCCCGTGATATTGATATTTCTGCTGCACAGCAGAGCTATTCCACGGCTATCAGCGATTTGTTCAACGGCATGGCACAGCAATACCCGGAAGCAGCAAAGCAGCTTGAAACTGCCGCCCAGCAATATGACCTGATGGCGGCATTCCAGCAGCTTCACAATATGCCTGATATGTGGGACTATCTGCCCGATAATTGGGGTGAAATGACTGCTGATGAACAGTATGCCTTTGAACAAAACTTTGAAGCGCCTGTAAGAGCGCTTGAACGGTCTATGGTCGAAATGGCCGCAAATCTTGGCTATTTAAAAGGGTACGATACAGAAGAAGCCCTGAAGATGTATGATTACGGTCTAAGCCCGTGGACAACCCTGATGAATGGTGTTCAGGAAAAGGTTTCGCAGGATTTGGCGGCTTCTGCTGAATCGCTGGATGAAAACCCGTTGGCAACCTATCTTGCCACCATTTTTTCAAGTGATGCGGTAACAGAAAATCTTGACTTTTCCGCTGTTCAGGGCGCGTTTGATGGTGCTATCGAAACGCTTGATTTCACACAAGCTGCACAGAAAGCACTTGAAAACGGTAATCCTGAAGCCTTTGGTCAATATCTGGTTCAGGGTTTGGCTGATGGTATCGACACAAACAGCACCATTCCCACTACAAGTGCTTCCACCGTTGGTACATCCACGGTTCAGGCGTTGGGGTCGGCGTTGGGTGTCAATTCGCCTTCTGTATTCGCCATTGAACAGGGTATGTATGTTGATCTGGGCTTGGCACAGGGTATCACCGAAAATGTGGGCGCTGTGACCGCTGCGGTTCAGGCAACGGGCGCGGTTACGATTGCCGCAATGATGGCGGTATGCAATCAGGTTGTTGCAGCTGGTAATTCCATTGTGAATTATGGTGCTGGTTACAGCATGGGTGCAAACATCGGGCGCGGCATGGCTGCTGGTATCAGAAGTCAGATTGGCGCAGTTCAGGCGGCAGCAAGGGCGCTGGCAAGTGCGGCGGCTTCCGCTGCAAGTACACGCCTTGCCATTCATTCCCCGTCCCGTGTATTTTACGGGTTCGGTGAAATGTCCGGCCTTGGCTATATCAACGCCCTGTATGATATGACCGGGCAAGTGGAAAGGGCTGCTGGAAGACTGTTTGATATTGAATATCAGGCGGTAAACAAGGCGGCTTGGAACGAAATTCAGTTGTTCGGCGGCTATGAAATTGAAGATTTGATGAATGTCAACAATGAGGATTATGAAGCCAAAGTTTCCGATGCTGACATGAAGAAGATTCGTGAATTGGCTGAACGTGAAGTTATCAATCAGTTCACCACGGCTGAACTGCACATTGAATTCACGGCGAACAACAAAATTGAATCTGACCTTGACCTTGACGGTGTGGTTTCCTACCTTGAAGATCAAGTTGCAGAACGCCTTGAAATGGTTGCTGAAGGGGTGTATGAGTAATGGCGTATGATCTGTACTTGGGGAAAATGCTGATGCCCATTACCCCTTCCAAAATTTCTATGGCAATCAATAACCAGAACAAGACCATCAACCTTATCAATGACGGTGAACTGAACCTTCTGAAGTCCGCTGGGCTGACAGATGTTCAGTTCACCCTTTTGATTCCCCAAGTCAGCTATCCGTTTGCGCGGTATGGTGACGGGAAGTTCGTTGGGGCTTCAACGTATCTGGATTTCTTTGAACAACTGAAACAGGCAAAAGAACCTTTTCAGTTCATCCTTTCCCGGTGTATGCCCACCGGGAAAGCCCTTTTTGATACGAATATGACCGTATCGCTTGAAGATTACACCATCACAGAAGAAGCCAAGAATGGCTTTGATCTGCAAGTTGCTATTTCCCTGAAGC